AAGATCAGTCAATTCCTTTCAAGTTCAATGCGAGAACTGATATAGAATTTGGTATTGACCACGCTTATTACTGTATCAATAAGCGTATCTTCGGTAAGAATTTGAGGGATATTATCAAGAGGATCGCACCAATGAGGATGATCGGTAACGATAAAGGCTTCGAGTTTATCAAGGCGCATCGTAAGTTGAGCCACCTTTAACGTGAGGGATTTGATCTGTTCTTTGTCAGTCATTCACTGATCCTCATAGATTTGATGGGGTAAGAGACAAGGCTGCACATGACGTACAATATTATACATCTTAACCACGTTAAGTTCTTCGAAGTACCAGCTTGGATACTGGCATTGAGCATCGAATGTATAACCTTCGATGGCACTGATAATGTAGCCACCATCGGTAGCTTCTTCGATGTCAGCCACCTTACTCATTGTTAAGTGCAACGCTATGCAAGCAACGATAACAACAGTCACATAATTCATAATTAAAACTCCCCTTCTTTCTGCGTCGGTTGGGTATATGTCAAAGAAAAAGGGACCGTAACCCGTAGGCTACGATCCCTTTCGGAGGAGAGTGTTGGGTTACGAAGCTTTAAGAAGCTCGGCAATCCGTTCGGCAGCAGACCCTTTATTCTGAGCAGCCTTGCTGGCTTTGGGATTGTCCGGGTCTTCCGGATGGTAATACTTGAAGCCATCGTTGATGACTTCGTAGTCCACTTGAGCCGCATGGTAGACAGCCAAGAACTCCGGAGCTTGCTCATCGGCACGTTCCGTCTTGGTGATGATGTCTAACAATTGTTTGTCGCTCATCGGGGATGCTTCGTGCATCACCAGTTCTTCTTTGCCTTCCTCTAATTGCTTCACATTGTAGAGGTAATCATTGAAAGAATTGTAAGCGACTGCCCGAACCATCTGAGATTTAACCCAAGTGGAGGCGTCTTTTTTGTCGAGGATTTTGGTGATATTTTCAAAAGTCTTAGGCATTAGATGTACTCCTAGTTGGTTAAAGTTGAGGATCGATCCGTCCACAAAGAAGTCAGTGTATTACAAAGAGTGTCACGCCCACGTATTACAAAGAGTGTCACGCCCACGGCGTGACCCCATAGGCGTGACCCCATACTAACCACCACCAAGGGCTGGCCGAAGGCCAGTGCATTTACCCTTGTGGTGGCAATGACTACTTTGTAGGCTCGATCCTCAACTTTAACCAACAGGTTAGTACATCTCTCTTATGACCAAGACTTTTAGGAAATTCCCAAAATCCTCGACAAAAAAGACGGTGGAACGCTTCGCTTTAATGAGCCAGTGGTTCGACGTTGGGCATTCGCTTCCTTACAATTCTCCAATGATTGCCTCTTCAATGTGACCCTCAGCAATTAGCAGGAAGGCAGAGAAGAACTCATAAGGTGATGCACATGGGCCACCCCGATGAGCGACAAGTAAGACATCAGCGCCAAGGCGGGGCGTGTTGATGAGATCAACAAGATCCGATGCCTTGGCTGGATGCCTCTGCGGATCGGACTACGGAGGACTGAATGATGGCTGGATTACTATTCGCAAGCCCGACAATCCCTGCCAGCAAGGATGATCAGAATAATGCTGCCGAACGGAGTGCCGTATGCTGAGTTAGCTTCGTGACCCAACACCCGACAAGGGATCGTAGACTGCGGGTTACAAGCATGATCCCTTTTGGTTGGACTTATCCCCAACATAAACAATAAGCATTATCAACTACATAGCAGAAAGAAGGGCAGTAAGGCTGTCTCATACAGGTGTTTTGTGCGTTGACAAGGATTTCAAATCCCCCTTATCTATCCCCCAGAGGGGGAGTAAAGAGGGGGAAAGAGATACACCCAACAAGCGACAAGCAAGAGAAGGAACAAAGAAAAGAGGTTGTTGAATGACCAAAGAAAACCCCAAAGCATACAGAGATAATAACAAGCCAGGATTCCTCACTAAGCCTCAAGCAGCAGAGACACGCAGGAAGCAATTAACCCCGCTCCGGAAGAAGATCATTGATCATTATATAACTACCGGCGATGGCCCTACTGCTACAGCTAACGCACTGAATTGCAACAGGGTAAGTGTGAGCCAAGCACTCGCTGATCCTTATGTGCAGGAGATTATACAAAAGGAGATTGGTGAGAAGTTAAGTCTTGCCGGTGTTGTAGCGTCTAATTCTCTGGTTCAATTAGCTAAGTCAGGTCGGTCTGAGTATGTGAAGCTGCAGGCAAGTGATAGCATCCTAGATAGGATTGGCTTTAAGCCACCAGAACGTAAACAACACTCGGTCCAAGGCGACATAAAGATCAGTATTGATCTAGGCTGAGTGAGATGTTCGTTGAGGCTGATCGAACGGTAAGCGAACCTCGGGTGAGCTTGTAGTGATGTGCAACGCTAGGCGGAAGGAGGGGTTAAAAAACTACCTGGCCTTGCGAGTATATGTCCCATCCACCCAATTTTTCCCAGAAAGGTTCTTCACTTATTCTTTACTCCTGTGTTATATGGATTGGAGTGTTTGAAATATTTTTTTTGCTGTGGGGTTTGTTTTGGAGACGGTTGCAAGGTCATTGAGTGATCAGTTAGATGTAGCGGAGGAGCAGATTAGGGTTCTTCGTGGTGCGTTGGAAGAGATCAGGGACACTGCGCGGGTTAGTGAGGGTGTTGAGTTTTATGCGATGCTTGCAGACAAAGCATTGAATGGTGAGAGGTAGTGGTGATGTTATGTTACGGGTTGTTAAGCCTGCGGTTCCGGATGAAGTTCGGTTTGCTGCGGAAGAGTTGGCAAGGCTGATGCGGGAGCATGGGCTTATTGATCGTGCTGTGGTGCATGGCATTGGCACGAAGGATGCTCATGTGTTTGAGAAGCTTTGCGAGAGAACTGCACAGTTGCAGGGGAAGTGTTTTGTGCGTTGAACACTTATGATTGGTGTGTAATGGTTGGCCTTCTTTTGGAGGTCATTTTTTTTGGAGAAAGTTATGCAAGCAGGATCGCTTACTAAACGGATGGTTAAATTAAGTCGTCGGCTTCACAAGTCGATGGATGGCAGTTCTCATATTGAGGCAATTGCTGGCAAGTTGGACAGCATTGAGAAGTCGCTTGATGATGCTTTGGCTGGCGTTGCTGCTCGGGCTGATGAGAAGGCGAAGGCTAAAGCAGTTGGTGAGACTAAGAAGGTTGCCGCCAAGGCCAATGATGAAGCCAAGGCTGCGACTGCCAAGGCTGATGCGGCCAATGAAACGGCTTCTCTTGCAGACAAAGCTATGAGTGCCGCGAAGAAGGCGGTTGGCGGTAAGTCTAAAAAGAAATAGGGAGTTCTGGCGTGGACGCACTGCCCGAAACTGCGGTTCTTTCGATCAACCACCGGAGTTCTTTTTGCGCTGAGTTGAGCGACAAGGATTTAAACCGCCTTCGCAGTATCTTGCGGCGGCTTTACAAGCATAGAACCAAGGGGAGGGAAATGTCTGATTACGAATTGGACAAGTGGATTGAGAGTGTCGGAGAGCGTACCCGACAAAAGACAATCAAGCAAGCAGTTGATAGGAGGCTTGTTGAATGAATGATACTCGCATTTCGGCTCATATACTTGAAGTTTGCGTGAGCGATTAATGGCGGGATATGATTTCAAATACAAGCCAGTTGGAGAAGTCCTTCGTTCATTCCTTCTCGACCAAAGCTTTTTCCGTGGCATACGGGGTCCGGTTGGCTCTGGTACTTCAAGCGCGTGTTGTGTTGAGATATTTCGTAGGGCGAATGAACAAGAAGTTGGATCAGATGGGGTACGTCGATCCCGTTGGGCGATAATCAGAAATACCAATCCTCAATTAAAAACCACCACTATAAAAACTTGGCTTGAATGGTTTCCGGAGAGAGTATTCGGAAAATTTAACTGGTCGGTTCCTTACACCCACTTGATTAAGATTGGGGACTGTGAACTTGAGGTTATATTTCTCGCGCTTGACCGCCCTGATGATGTGGATAAGCTTCTTTCTCTTGATCTTACGGGCGTTTGGGTAAATGAGGCGCGTGAAGTAGCGAAAGCTGTCGTTGACGGCTGCACTATGCGTGTTGGCCGTTACCCTTCCATGAAAGATGGCGGTCCATCTTGGTATGGGGTAATCGCTGACACCAATGCTCCGGGTGACGACCACTGGTGGCCGATCATGGCGGGTGAAAGTCCGGTCCCTGAGTACATCCCAAGGGAAGAGGCTCTCATGTTACAGAAGCCAGCCGACTGGAAATTCTTTACTCAACCCGCAGGGATGGTAGAGGACTTTGATGTTACAGGTAAAGAGATTACTGGCTACTCAATTAGCGAAAATGCGGAGAATGTGAGTAATTTACCGGCTGATTATTACGATAAGATCATTCTTGGTAAGACAAAAAGCTGGATTGACGTTTATGTGATGAACCGGCTCGGTACTATTGACGAAGGCAAGACGGTTTACCCCACTTATAACGACGAAGTACATGTTGCCAAGGAGGCAATCATGCCGATTGAGGGCTTGGCAATCTATGTCGGCATGGATTTCGGGCTAACCCCGGCTGCAATCTTCGGACAGAAGATGCCGAACGGCCGATGGCTTATATTAAAGGAGCTTGTGACGTATGATATGGGTACTGCTCGTTTTGCTGACGCTATTAAGTCTGAAATTTCTAGAAATTTTCCTAGTTTTTCTCCTGATTTGTTTCATTTCTATGGTGATCCAGCCGGTGATCAACGGGCGCAGACTGATGAGGTTACTCCGTTCCAGATATTGAGGACGCATGGCATTATTGCTCGGCCCACCAACACAAATGATCCAGTTGTCAGGACAGAAAGCGTGATGGCGATGCTTAATCGCATGATTGATGGGCTTCCCGGCTTCTTATTGGACCCATCTTGCAAGGTATTGCGGCAGGGTTTCCGGTCAGGCTACCAATATCGCAAGATGCAAGTGTCTGGTGATGCCAGATTTGAGGATAAGCCTCTCAAGAACAAGTTTTCCCACCCCCATGACGCATTACAGTACATGGCTTTGGGTGCTGGTGAGGGTAGAGAGGTGTTACACGGCTCGAAAGGTCCAATGAAGAGCTTTAATATAAAGGCAGAAGGTGGATTTTGGCAAAGACAGAGGCAGAGCAGGCAAAGGTCAGAGGGCAGATTTGGTATGTAGGGTTTCGCCCTGTTCCAAAGACGCTCCCGGCTCCTTGGCGGTGGTTTATCAACAAGCAGTTCTCTCATGTTACGGCATTTAGGTATGATCCGGACTTTAATGCGTGGCATTTTGTTGAATGGTGTGGGATATGTATTCATGTTGAGTTGTGGCGTGGCGAACAAATGGACAATCTCTTTGCTTGGCTAAAGAGAGATGGGGCTTTGATCTCTTATGAGGCAGAGATTGACCCGAATAAGATTATCAAGTTCCGGATGCCGTTTTATTGTGTGTCCTGGGTAAAACATTTGCTTGGTCTTAGGCGGTGCGCTGCGATTACACCCCGACAATTATTTTGTGCGTTGAAGAAACGTGGCGGATCAGTGATATTTGAACCCTGATATTATTGGAGGCAGCTATGCCGTTTGATTTTGGCCCCGATCCTCAACCCGAACCACAGGCCGACCCCGAAGTTGAGCGTCTTAAGGCGGAAGAAGCTAAGAGACTGCGTGAAGCGGAAGAGGCGGCAATTGAAAAGAAGAAGGCAATCGCTTCTGGTTTCCGTGGTCGTCGTTCTTTGTTATCTTCTGGCAACAAGGGTTTTCGTAAATTATTAGGAGCTAATGTCTGATGGGTGGTGAAGGAAGCGGCGGCGGTGGCGGCGGTGACAACGATGCTGACACTGGCGGCGTAGGCTGGGACGTAAACCAAAGCGGCGACTTAGTCCCGGCGGATGGTCTGGCTAACGATCCAGATAAAACTGATGGCTGGGATACTTATACTGAGGCCGATAGCGCACTTGGGCAGCTTACGGGTGATCGCCGATCTGATCAGCAAGTCTTTGATGATGTGGCGGTGACCGCTGCTATGGAAGCCGGTCACCGCAATTTCACGAATAGTCGTGGCCGGGAAATGGCAGTGGCAGACTATTCGCGTAATTTCGCGCCGACCGATACTGGTATACTTGGCGGAATGAATCGCGCCCCCGGCTTTAAACTTGGGCCGGTAAGTACGATTGGTAAATTGGCGGGGCTATCCAATCCGGTGACAATGGGTATGAGTATTGCGGAAATGATACTCGGTGTTCCGTCTCTTCTTAGTGTTGACGCCAACCCAAATAAAGGAATAAATGTTAGCGGCATTG